AGCACTATCACCTCTGGCCACATCGGCAACTACCATATAAGATTTTGTATAATCAGGATATTCCCATCTCCAAAGATTATGGTCTACACCATCTTTAATAATTGGTTCCTGAACATAAGAATCCTTATAGAACATTAATAATTCCGGGTCTATTACATTATCTCCAGAAGAAACGAAGTCACAATCACATTCCTGAGCTGCTCCTTTTTTTCCTAATAATTCTTCCTGTAAATCTCTCCACTTTTGGTCTCTCTCAGGGTGCACCGTCCAATGCAATCTAATTGTATTGAATGGATTTCTACTTTCCTCTGCTCCCATCCAAGTTTGGTGAAACCAGTTACCCACACCATTAGGAGTAGAAAGTGCAATACAACTACCACCCGTTGATAAGGTAGATTGTGCAGATGTCCAAATCTCATCAATATCATCAATGAAAGCGGCCTCATCAAATATCAATAATGATAAGGCTTCCGAACGTCCGGCATCAGGTGAAGATGCAATTGCTTTAATTTGAGAACCATTATTTAAACGAAGTGAAAGTTTGTTATCTTCCATACTTCCGTTTTTTAACCAAGTTGGTAATAATTCATGCATTACCCTTACTTTTGTTACTAAGTTCTTTGCAACCTCTTGTTTAGTTGCAATTACCAATATATTAAAATCAGAATTGAATATCATTTTCCATAATGAAAATCCAGCAGATAATGTTGAGATACCTGTTTGTCTTGATTTTAATACTATGTTAAATCTATTATTCTTAAATTGAGTTAATGTACTTTCTTGAAATGGAAATAATTGAAAAGGTATCTTTCCTCTTACAGGATGCTGAATCATACAATACTTCTTCATAAAGTGTATTGGGTCAGTAGCACACTTCTTATATTCCTCTGCAATGATTTCCTTTAAAGTCTTTTTTTGTGTTATGCCTGTATTCATAAGTTTACATCTTGTAAAAGTTCGTAGTTTTTATCTTTCAATAAACTCCACGCTTCATCTCTAATTTTAGTTGCAACTTCTATTTCGTTTTCCAAACTAAGAATTTCTGCCATAATTTCATTCTTAACTTCTTCAACATCTTTTTCCAAAACCCACTTTTCTATTCTACCATCCGCATGAACAAAATCATATTCTTGTTTTGCTTCATCATATGCTTGCTTAAATTTTGCAACCATATCTTTACCATTAGCAACTGCGTTATTACAAACTTTAAAACTTTCATAATAATCCCACATTCCATCTTGTTTTATGATTGCTTCTCTATTTGCCAAACATGCAGTACAATATCCTGTTTTACTAATAAATCTTTTATCGGTAGGTCCCCATTTTTGTCTACCTTGTCTTTCACAATCAGATGCTTTACAGGTATTTAATTTATCTAAGTATGCTCTTACATCCTGAAATGTTTCAGTTGCTTCAGATGTTTTGATTATACCAAATTCGGTTTTTTCATTAATCATACCATCTGCATCTACCCACTTATCACCAATCTTTCTATTATTCTTTTTTGCTGCAGAATCTGCATCGGAAAATCCTATGAAAGTATCTTTTTCATATTCTCCACCTGTTAAAACCATATCTACCAACTTTCTACGAGTTGGATGCATGAATTTTTTGTTAAAATCTTTAGCCATACTATATACGATATATTTGTATATATAAGTATATCAAAATAAAACAAAACGAAATAAATTTGCTGATTATCTTTTTATAGATTGCTTCAACATAGAATCTGCACTCTTTCTTACTTTGGATGATTTATCATATCTCAAAGCACTTTTTAATTTAATCATTCTACCAGTATCAGGGTTTTTGATTTTTTTATCTAAAACTTTACTTGGTAAATTTTTAATTTGCGGTGGTGTAGATGTTTTTTGTTTTTTAGTATTAGTTCTTTTTGGTTCAGAAGCTTTTTTAACTTTTTCTGATTTTTTAGTTGTTAAAACTATTTTAGAAAATACATCCTTATCAAATTTAGGATATATTTGTTGGAATATTTTTCTCTTTTCAGCTGTACTAATAGTATCACTACCAAATGTTGCTCTTAATTGAGTTCCACTAATATTTTTACCATTAACTTTTAATTGCATCTCAGGTGCTACAATGTAGTACCCTTCATGTTCATATCCTTTCTTTTTAGTATCAGGAACTTTATTATAGTTTTTAAAGTATTTACCACCTTGCTCCAATCGTTCTGCATCTTTTTGGGATACTGCAGTTACATACTTTGTATTTTTAGGTAATTTATCTAAAATTTCAGTAGGTGCATATGGATTTTTAACTCTAACTACTTTACTTGAAGGTATTCCAAACATAGTAGTTATTATATTTTTCTTATCTTTAAAATCAAATGGAGATTTAATATCATATTGTGCATTTGAAGATGCTATATAAACATTATCTTTACCAAACTTATCAACCAATGCTTTATAGATACTATAATGTCCTGCATGGAATGGTTGAAAACGTCCGCTGAATATTGCTACTTCATTTTTAGGTTTTTTAGCAGTATCGGTTTCTTTTCCCGTAGTTTCTTTCTTTTTTGGTTTATCAAATTTAAAAGTTCCGTTAATTTGATTTATAGGTGCAAATGCTCCTGTAAATTTGTAAGGTTTACCATTATACTGAAATACAATACCTTCCGATGGAACTAATTTATCTATACCAATAGAATTTAATCTTTTTAATTCGTTTTGTAGTTTTGCAATCTTATCAGTATCTTTACTATCTCTAATACCTTTAATAGATGCCAATGTTTCTTTCTTTAATGCAATTCCAGCTTTTGGATTGTTTGATGATAAGAAATTTGTTACTCTTTTCAATACATCTGCTCCTGAATTTAAGAATGTCATTTCAATTGGGTTAATCATTTTCTTTTGTGATTTTACCAATTGATTATTTTCAAAGTTTTTAAACCATTCTTTTTTCTTTTCATCAGTAAAAGATTTACTACCAAATGTTTTATCACCATCTGCAAATCTTTTAATCAATCCGTTCTTTTCTTCTTTTGAAAATTTCAAACCTTGCTTATCTAATTCTCTACTCCACCATGCTCTACGATAATCTTCTAATTTTGATTTATCATTTAAACCAAATTCCTTAGCTGCTTTATCTAATTCCGAATTATATTTTTTTGCTTTTTGTGCATACTCTTTTGCTTCTGCATCATTGAATACTATTTCTCTAGGACCTTCAATACCAAATGTTTTTTGTCTATCTGCTCCTACTTTTTGAATAGCCTGTGCAAATGTTTTAGCATCTTCCGTTGAACGACCTATTTGTTCACCATCTTTATTATATTCAATAGTTCCATGCATTACCAAAACATTCTTTCCGTAAGGTATTACATTTTGGGTTTCTGGAAGTATAATTTCCAAACTCATAAACTTAGAACCATTACCAAACATTTTCTTAACTTGTTCAGGAGATAATTTCTTAACTGCTGCTTGTAAATCCTCAGCTGAATTTGTAAATGCTTTTTCAATTCCACCTCTTCCGGCAAATTGTTGTGCAATTCCTTTTACATCTAATGCATTTTGTCCTGCATTTCTAACATGTCCTTTATTTCTACCAAATCTAATTTTACCATCTTTAATAGTAAATGCGATATTTTGTCCATCCAATTTTTCACTAACAGGTGCTTCTTTATCCAATCCACCAACAAGACCTCTTTTAATCATTTCTTTCATATCACCGAAAGTCAAATCTTCATCTTCAAATGGATGTGCTAAGTGTCCTGCTGCTCCACCTTCAGTCAATAAACCCTCCGATACTACTGGTTGGTTATCATGTCCGCATTTATGACAAATGTATTTATCAGTTCCACCATCTTCCAATTTCCAATTCCATCCACACTTATCACAAGTTACTTCATCACCATCAACTATTTCTTTAATTGAATTTTTTTTTATTTTAGATGATTTTTTTAAAAAATCTTCGGGTGTAGTAATTTTTCTATTTGGATGTTCATGGTCCCAAGGTCCATTTTCATTTTTGTGATTATCAATTGGTAATTTTTTATTTTCAATATCTTTATATTGGTCACTTTTGTGATTCATCATTTCCCAATCTTTCAACTTACCAACATATGGTTCTTTTTTTCTAAACTCATTCCAACTGGCATTATGGTCACCATGAATACCCGATGTTTCATAGTTAGCTCCAAAACTTATTTCGTTTAGGTCAGCTTCTTCTAATCCAGCATTATTTAATTTGCGATAATAATTTAAATCTTCTTCAATGTGGTCTTTTGCAATAAGTGTTGCAACTTTTAAATTATCAGTATGTTCAGTTTCGTGTTTTGCACCCTCTTTTATCTTACTCTTAACATCATCAACAGTTGTTTTGTGCTTATCAGCTATTTGTTGAATTGTTAATCTATCAGGTCTATCTCTATGCATTAAAGATATGGCTGGGTCATTTCCTATATGGTCTATCTCCATAGGATGAACACCACCTAAACCTTCATGTTTAACATGCGGTGTAGATGGTGTTAATTCTTTCTCTTCTCTTAATATTGATTCTACTAGAAAATTTGTTAATCCTTTCATTACGATATTTTACTTATACCATAATAAATATATGGGATTAGTCTTTTACAACTTTCATTTGCTGATTTGGATTTCCTCCAGCTTGTTGTTGTTCAGCTAATTGTCTTCTTGTTGGAGCACCTGGTTGATACTGCATTGTTCCATCCTGTGGATTGTATCTACCTTGAGGATATTTTTCATCCAATGCTTCAAACATATCTCTTAATTGTGCATTAATTGCTTTGAAATCATCCTCTGCTCTTTCGCTGAATTCATCCAATCTCATTAACTCATCACTTAATTCTTTTCTTCTAACATACATTTGTCCGAATTCCATAATTAATTGTTGAGCTCTTTGGTTTAACTCTTCGATTGAACTTCTAGTTTCTTCATCCAATTTTACACTTGCAATTTCAATTGATTGCGTTTGTGGGATGTTATCTAACTCTGCCATAAATTATTGTTTTTAATTGTTTATATATAAATATATTGTTTTTTTATTTTTTACAATATTTTTTCTATGTTTTTAATCACACTATAAGATGATATTGATTTTGTACATTCAAATTGTCTATCCGTTCCTTTGTGGTCAGGACACCAATTCCAATCACCAGGGTCTAATCTTAATCGGTTAAAACATCCTTCACATTTACCTTTTGGTGCTGTAATTCTTATACAATCTTGCATCTCTGCCCAATCATAAGAAAATCCACTTATTAATACCGTTGGAACATTTAATGCCCAACTTAACCAACTCAATCCACTACCTATTCCAATAAATGCTTTTGATTTTAACATTTCATCCATAACACTTTCTAATGGTCCGTTTGGATGTTGAACTATACCTGTTGGTAATTTATTTCCCATATAATCATCACCTTCTTTTGAAAGTAATTTGACTGTATATCCTTTATCATTTAACCAATCCACCACATCTTGCCATCCGGTTGGGTTGTTCCAAAACTTAGATTGTGCAGTTCCAAATATTGCTATTGTTATTTGCTTTGAATTTGGGTCATATTGTATTCCTCTATTTTTTAATTTTGGTTTTACTTCTACATAATCCAATCCTAAAATATCCGAACACATTTTTTGCATTGTTTGTGTTTTTGGGTCTATTGGATTTTTAAATAAATTTATACTATTATCTTCATTGTAATATAATCCAATTCCATACATTGCATATAAACCCTGAACATTTGTTCCAGGATTTACAAATTCCAATTCAGGATAATTTTCCTCAAACATATGATTCATAAAAGTTGAAACCACAACTTTACAATTATGTTTTTTTCTAAATTCATCTGCGTAAGGAAACCAAGCCATACTATCACCCAATGCTTTTGAATCTAATGCAATATAAATTCTTTTACCTTCAATATCAAATTTATGTTCATGGAATAATTTTCCACCTTCGTAAATTTTAATATCCCAATCAATAAAATATTCATAACTACATCTACACCACATATTATTTTTAATAGTTGATGTATAAACTAATGTTTTAGTTTTACTATTCCAAAATTCAATTCTATATTCACCCGGAGTATTTCCTTTAACTTCTACAAAAGGTCCTTTAACAAAATGAATTATCACTTTATTTTTAATCTCTCTTATACTATTTTTATTTTTCTTTAAATTATTGTAAATCATTAACTCCAAGTTTTAACTGTTAAATCTAATAAGGAATATCCTTCTGCCTGCTTACTATACATTTTGTTTGTAGTATATCTTGGTTTTGGATGGTTGTAAAATACATGATTAAACCAAAGGTCACCAACATCCCACTCACAATCTGCTATTCTATCTAACCACCATTGTTTGTTTCTATTTGGAATTAAATAAGCATGTGCTAAATCCTGATTGTGTGCTGTCTTAGTAAACATATCATCTATTTTTGTTTTACTCATAGATGGGTTATCTGCCAAACCAATATAATATGCATCATCTCTTTCGGAAATAAAACAAGCTTTATGAACCATATTTACAAACTCCTCCAATCCAGTATAAATGAAAGCATCTGCTTCGAATATCAATGTATAATCGTAATTATCAGTATCAATCATTTCCAATGCTCCTTTATGTGCTAAATAACATCCATAGTGTCTACCTGTAATCCATCCCAATCCGTTTCCTATTGCGCCTGGCATATTATCTTTACTAATATGCTCTGGTCTTCTACAATGTTCAGCAGGTGCAAATCCTTCATATACTTTGTTTACAATAGGTTTGTAATCAATACCATACTTTTGTAATTGTTTTAAAGAAGCCTGTGATACCATTTCTCTAGGGTCATTTGGTCTAGTCATTAAATGAATAGCCTGAATACGTGGTTTATTTCTTAACCAACTCCAAATACTTTGTTCAACTTGTCCATAAAAGAATTCTTCTACTGCTCTTGTCAAACCTGTAAAATGTTCAGTTCCAAAATCATCACCACTAATAACTCCACCTGGTTTTATTTTGTTATACCAAATGGTCATATCTTCTTTAACATCTTCATAAGAATGCCCACCATCAATCATCATAAAATCAATAGAACAATTTGGAAAATTATTTGCAGCGTTCTTTGATGTATCTTTTATATAATCAATTGATGCATAGTTTCCTGATATCATCGTATTATCTATAAACTCATAGAATATATCTCCATTAAAAGTTCCAACAATATTTTGGTGTAATTTTTCATCAACCGTTCCTTTCCAAGTATCAATTGATGTTAAATTTATTTTCTTACCAGATTTTCTAATTGCAGATGCTAAGTAGTTTGTTGATTTACCAAACCATGCACCCAATTCAACAAATACTGCTCCATCAAATCCAGTAGATACCATTCTATCATAAACATTTTGATAAGAAAACCAACCAGGTATTTCATTAAATTCAGGTTGTAATGTTTCTAATAAAATTCTTTTTGTTTTATTCAAATCACTATCTATATAAGTTACCAATTGATTATTATCATAGGTATCTAAGAATGTATGTAGTCTTCTAAATAAACATGGTAGTTTATATGAAAGAGCTTCTTTAATTGATAATGGATTTAATTCTAAAACAGAACTAAAATAGAAAAGGTCAGATGCTGCGTAAAAAGTATCAACATCATCTCTTTCACCCCAAACAATACAATTCTTTGGTTTGTTATTCATCAAAGGGCCCCAATAACTTTCAAAGTTCATAGCCTGATTTCCTACAAAGTGAAATTTGATTTTATACTTTTCTAATTGCCTTGCTATTGCAAATATCTCACCTTGATTTTTTCCTTCCGAAAATAAGCCAACATTTAATACATGCTTCCAATCACTTTCAAATCCTAATTGTTTTTTAGCTGCTTTTTTATCAAATGTATAATCTTCAATTGGATATTGCCAAAGGTCTAATTCAACTCCTAAATCTGCATCTGCAAATCTTTGTTTACTCCACTCCGATACTAAAACATATCTATCAGGTTGGTAAGTTATTTCTTCAGGATTTGTAAATGAACCATGTGTAGTTGCAACAATAAAATATTTTCTATCTTTAACAAATATTTTATCCAATACATCAGTTGGTAAATCAAATTCAGGAATTTCCTGAAAGTGTATAATATCAGGTTGAACTTTTTTAATTATATCCAATATTTTTTCTCTTTCGGAATGTAATTCATGTAAAGGTACTAATGCTTTAATTCTATTCTTTTGAACAACATAAGCATTACCACCACTATTATTTATTTCACAAACTTCAATATCAAAATCATTTAAAAAATGTTTGATTTGTTTGTAAGTATATTGTGGTTGTCCACCTGTTGATAAGTGCGGACATACATATAACAATTTCTTTTTACTCATAGTTGTAACAAATATACGAAACTTTTTTTAAACTACCAAATTTATTCTGCAACCTCAAAAGTTACATTACCAGACTTCATATCGATTTCACCTTTTGGATATTGTGATTCTAATCCTTTTAATGTTTCATCTAAAGATTTTACAACCTCATCATAAGCTGCTTCGATAGAACCCTTAACTGTATTAAGTCTATCCTCTTCAATTTTCACATCTCTTAATCTAATGTGTACTTGTCCTAAATCAGAAACTAATGTTGCTGCTTTTGTTTGAAACTCAGTCAATTTATCTAAAATTGATTGGTCTAATTTTTCAGTTTTTACTGCCATTTTATTTATTTTTAAATTTATTTTCTCTTAACCAAATTACTGCAATCCATTTAACTCCTGTTTTAACAGGAAGGCCTGCATGTAAACTATCATAATCTAAAGTGCTATCATCATTCATATTTTTCCACATCAACATTCTACCCATCTTAGGTGTTACTTTTATTCTTTTTTTAGGGAAATCAGTTTCACCACCTGTATAATTGTGATTTAAATAAAACAAATAACTTGCTGTTCTTTGTCCTGCTCTTCCCATAGTAGTTTCATAATAATCACTATTTGGATGAAAAAAATCGTGATGTTCCTTATACTCTCCACCTACATTATATTTTACAATATGAATTTCTTCTTGATTTTCAATTGGTAATCCACTATCTTTTGAAATATATTCTTTTATTTTATTTGTCAATTCACTTTCTTCATACAACCAACTATTATCAGCGGTTCTATAACCTGCTATATTTTGTCCTAATGTTGCAGCTGCTTGTAATTGTGCAGAACCACTTGCTATAAGTTCTTGACATTCTTGTTCGGATAATATATTATCAACAATCTTAATCATATATATAAATATATACTTTTTAGACTAACGCAGATTTTGTTCCGTTAAATTTTAAAATTTTCCAATATTCAAAAGATGCAGTTTCCTCTTTTATATTGAGATTATCGTTGTATGGTAATTTTTTAATATAATTCCATTTATAGAATAATTCATTTTGCATATTGTGTTGTACACCTGCATTATGAAATATAGAATATCTTTCAAATTCTTCTTTTGTTGATGTTGCCCAACTGAATTCCAAATCAGTATGTGTTAGTGTTTCTTTACCCAATTTCCAACTATTCCAAAGTAATGCCCACATATCCGCACACCATATTTGTAATTCATGATAGTTTGGATTTTCTTTTGTTTTTTGATTATTAATTTTTGTTATTTCGGTAAAAAGTAATTCAGAATCATTTTCTACATTTTCCCAAAATTTACTATCTACACCTTTTAAAATATATTGTGCACCTATTGAATTTTTATCATTTTGTTTTACTATATCCAAATCAATATTTACCAATTCACACATTTTATTTATTACATCATCACCTTTAGATTTTATATAATCATATGATATGTAAGAATAACAATCAGAACCATACCATTTATCATCATTTAAAAATTCTTCCCAATTTATTGGTTTTGTTAAAATTATATCACAATCAAAATAAAAAATTGCTCTTCTACTTAATTGTTTATTTGCTTCAAAATGTTGTTTTAAAATATTAGGTCTTATAGATGATATGTATTGTTTATTTTTTCGGGCATCATCATAAAAGAAAAAATGTACTCTTTTATATTTTTTTTCTAATTTGTAAAAACTTTCATGAATAATTCCATTTACTTTGGAACACAATATATGTACATTAGAAAGATTAACACCATTTCGCATAAAACTATCTAACATAATTTCAACTTGCCAAGCATAATATTGTGATGCCGGCTGAACACAAATATAATTCATTACCATAAACTAATTACAAAAACATATTTTTCCCTTCATAACATAACTATTTATACAATCCGTTTTTATTGAATTTTTGTAAATATAAACCTCACATTCATCAATATTTGAAGTTCCAACATTTGTATCAATCGTAGTATTATTTCCATAATATCCATATGTTTTTAAATCAGATTTACAATCATAATAATCTACATATATTGTACCATCATCGGATATTTCTAAATCATATGAATTTGCTACTAATATTATATAACGATTTTCCATAGTTTAATATTAAGCACAATAACAAGCTGATGAGCTCCAAGTATAACTTACTGGTTGATTTGGTGATGAATAAGCAACCCCATCATATTTGGTATAATAAGTACCACTATCAACAATACATAATGGAGCAACATTTCCAATTAATATTTGAATACTAAGCACGGGTCCTTCATACAAATTACAATCTTCATAATCATAATATTCATAAGATGAAGGTGGTGGTGAAGGTGGTGGTCCTGCTGAACATGAACTATCCCCACAACCTAAAATTGCTGTTGCACTATCTAAATCATACGCATATGAGCCCGCAGTTGAATCGCCTATTATATGCCCACAAACATAACTACCAAAACTAAAATATGCAGGAGAGTAATCTATTACAATAGAACTTCTAACAGTATCAGTTCCTCCCGTACAATAACTTATTACATACCAAAAATAACTTGGTGTAGGTGGGGGTGGTGTTGGTGGTGGAGTAGGTGGTGGTGGAGTAGGCGATGGTGTTGGTGAACCTCCACATATACAAGAAAAATATTCAGTTCCAAATGCAGCATCTCCATCAGGTGTAGATGATGTTGTAGTAACAACATACCAACAATTAGTACCATCCATACTACCAACTAATGTTGGTGCATATATTGAATAATATGAACCAATAACAGGAGTTACATCCGTTGCATTAAGTATATATACCGTTCCACTAGGACTTCCACCACTACACATTTGAACTTGATAATACACAGGTGTTGGTGGAGGAGGGGTTGGCGGCGTTGGAGTAGGCGTTGGGGTTGGCGGCGTTGGAGTAGGCGTCGGGGTTGGCGGCGTTGGTGTTGGTGCCGGAGTTGGTGCCGGAGTTGGTGCCGGAGTTGGTGGTGGTGCTACATAACAAGCCAAAGTTTGACTAGTTAAAGAAGCATGATTACCAATAGAGTCATACAAATCCACACTATAAGTTCCATCAGCCAATCCAGTTGCACCTGAACCTGGTGTGTAATGAGTTCCTCCACCATTTAAGGTAAAGTAATAACTTCCATTACCACCACTTGCACCAGTTACATCTATTGTACCATTTGTTCCAGATGTATCCGCACAACTTTTTGTAGAAGTACCACTAACCGCAACTAAACAACTTAATGTTGCTGTTCCTAAATTAGTCATATTTCCATCCCCATCATATAATCTTACAACATAAGAACCATCTGCTAAACCAGTTGCTCCATTTGTAGGGTCATAATGAGTTCCTCCACCATTTAAAGTAAAGTAATATCCTGTTTGAGAACCATTTGCTACTGATGTTAACCAAATTTTACCATTTGCTCCACCATTATCTAAACAACTTGTATTAACCGTTGCGGATGGTGCTACATAACAAGCCAAAGTTTGATTTGATAATGCTGCGTTATTTCCAACATCATCATAAAGTCTTACAGTATAAGTTCCATCATTCAATCCAGTTGCTCCTGCAGATGTATCATAATGACTTCCCCCACCATTTAAAGTAAAATAATATGTACCACTTCCACCACTAGGACTGCTTACATAAATTTTACCATTCTTACCACTTGTACTTAAACAAGTTTTTGCAGATGTTCCTGATAATGGCGTTACACTACAACTTGTAGTTTGTTTATTAATATGGAAATTTCCAACACTATCATATAAAATTAAATACCAATCTTGCGATGCCAATCCAGTAAATGTATATGATGATGCACCACTCAAACTAATTGGTGTTGCAGTATATGCTGCCGAAGGTGATGAACCAATTTGAACACTTGTATAAGTTCCACTACCTCCACCAAATGTATTCATTGTAATACTACTTAAACCAGTACCACCATTACAACTTGTTGATGTATTAAAACTCAATGGTGCTATTGTTGTTGTAGTAGTTGTTGATGTTGTAGTAGTTGTAGTAGTTGTTGTAGTAATTGTACCTGTAATTGCAATAGTTGCAGAAGCAGGTGCTGATAATGTTCCACTTGTTGCTTGAACATCTACACCACCACCTTTAACAGTTAAATTTACCGCTGGTCCATTTATACCATCACATTCAGTCCATGTTACTGCTCCTTCATGTCCTGCTGCTACAAATATTGAATAAAAATTACATGCCATTATCTATAAATATTTAACTTTTTTTAGTTTTAATAAGGTGAATCTCCTAAAATTTCAGTATTCCACATAGATTTCAATTCATCTAATGTAGATATATTACTTATATCAATATTGGTAGCATCTCTTAATGCCTGTTTAGTTGTACCAATTTGAGTAGCTGTTGTAGAATCTCCTCTTTCCAATGCTTTCATAAAATCAACATCAAGTTGTTTAAAAAGTTCTTCTCTTTTTTTTCTTATTTTATTTTGATGTATTTCCAATGCTTTATTTAAATCAATTCGTATCATAGTATTACCAATTTTCAGTATGTTCTGCTTCTAATAATGCGTTTTTTGTTTTTATATTTGTACCATAATCAGTTGGAATACTCCAATCAGGGTCATATGCCGTGTGAAATGTTTTATCATAATATTCAGCCTCTACTAATATAAATGGCCAACCTTGTGGTACAGTTGGTCTTGCCAATTCTATTGCTTTTGTAAAATCATCTGCTAAAATACTAGCAGAACCTAACATTATTTTTGTTCCTAAACTTTCTTTACCCGAAGGAAATATACTTATATATCTTTTCATAAATTTATTTATATACTATTATATTAACTCTACTACCACTCGAATCCTCACTATCCAATTCCATTTTAAAGCTTGTTGGGTATGTATCAAATATTCTTACTATTTTTGGAACGGGTCCGGTTGCTGTTCCATTTGTTGCAAGTACTACACTATAAAATGGTTTATCTGCGGTTGCATTAAGCCATGTTTCAGTACTTTGTAATGCTTCTTGAAAAAATACTTGAAATGTATTGGTTGTTACATATGTAATCTTATCTATGTTCATACAATAAGGCCACCATAAATCCGTATAAATATCCGTACAATTTGTTGATGAATCCGGTTCAAACATTGCATATGCTCTTACTATTTGAAACGCTCTATTATATCCTCCAAAAAAGTAAGAAGTCATAAAATTACCACCCGCTGCTCTATTTGAACGAGGGTATGATGCATTTTGAATATAAATTTGCTGTCTACTGTTATGCCATTCTTGATGATGTGAATTTAATAATAAAAATGTTCCACCTATTTCACCAATAGTTCTTCTTTTTTGAAATGAATAATTTGTATGAGTTCCATCTGTTGGGAAAATTGTAGTATCTAATGAATCCAACAAACTAGGTTTAAGATACATATATCTATCGGTATCCTGTCCAACATTAAATCCAGATTGATTAATTACAGTGGATGCATTTGCAGCAAAATATGTAACATAAAAATCAGGTATATAATAATCTATAGTCATATAGTTATCATATTCTAAATTGAAAAGTATATATTGAACACTAACAACATAAGATTGTCCTGCTATCAAATTTGCACCAGACATATATAATACTATATTAGTTGCAGATGGGTTTCCTTGATTACCAAAGTTTCCACTAAAATCTGCATCATATTGAGGTGTATCAACATAATCTACTCCACCCGGTCCAGTATAAACAGAATTACCAGCTTGGTCTTTTACATAAATTCTCATTTCAACAAGTGGACCAAAATGTTTAGTTCCACTTATCCAAGTAGTTTTTCTTAATGATGTAGTAGGAATTGAGAATGTAAATTCATATGCACCTGTTAAAGTTGGGTAGATAGTAGTTACAACATTCCATGTTGGTGCAAATGGCCATTGACCAGGAGCAATAGTACCTGCATCTACACCAGGAGGATATTGTAAATATCCATTACTACCTTGTCCCGTCAATACTCCATTTTGGAATGTTGCTGTTCCGGCAGAATATCCATTTATCAAAAATGTTCCCGATGATGCGTTTGCTGGGTCTGCTGTTGATGTTGTTCCATAATCCAATAATACTTTAGTTGTATTATTTGAATCTTTTAAACGAATAATACCAGATATAGTTAAATCATTATCATCCCAATACAAATATTTAGCACCTGCAGTATTTGTTGCATCTCCTAATCTAAATTGTCCTAAGTTATTTAAATAATATCCTTTACCTGCAGATAAAGATGTTGCATTTGCACTTCTAATAAATCCAGTATAACTGCCATCCGTACCAATAACCAATCCTCTAGTAATTGTTGCATCCTGTGCTAATAAAATATCAGTTGCTACCGATGTAAATTGTGCACCAAATGCTTCCCAATACGATGTGTTTGTTGGTAGATTACCTGTTGTATTTGCTTTTGTTATATAATATGTTCCCAAATATTGAACAATATCTCTACGAACACCGGATGTAAAATAATAAGCTGTTCCTGCATCATAATTTCCTCTATAAACTACTCCAGGTCCAGATGCACCAGGAGGTCCATTTGTTCCAGATGTACCTGGTTGACCCGATGTCCCACTTGTTCCTCCGGAAGTTTCCCATGGTCCCTGACTAGGGTAACCTGTTGAAGTATCTGTTGTATTTGTAGATACGTGCGATGGATTTGATGTACAAGTCCAACTAGAACCACCATAGGTAACAATATCATGATAATAATAAGTTACTCCAGCTGCCCAAGCTCCTCTAATAGATGGTTCAACATATCCAGGTGCAACTTGTCTAATAGCACCAACGATAGTTAATGTATCACCATCCCAATACATTCCTTTTCCAGAAGTAGATGTTGTTTTAATTGAAAAACGTCCAGTTGTACCTGCCACACCATCTTCATAAATTCCCATAAAGATACCAGGTCTATTATATCCAATTATACCAGTTGCGGGTGCACTGATACCGGATGTACCTGCCGTACCAACAGTAGCGTTTTGTCCTATTGCAATATATGGGTCAGTTCTACCACCGGCTATTACAATATTTGCAAAACCACTAGTACCATTTTTAGTACCAACATTAATTGTATTTTTTACATAAGACTCTTCAAATATTGCAATCTTAGCTGCTACAAAGAAATCTTGCGTTCCTAAATATTGCCAATATGCTGTATCGGATGTTGTACCCGATGGTGCATGTGCTCCAACTAAATTACTATTACCATCATAAGTTCCAGGTCCACTTCCACTAACTGCTGCGTAATATGTTACAGGATTATTACCATATATTACTGCATCTCTACGATAGTTTGTTGTTTCTACACTTCCTATATAATTTGTTGCTGCACTCCATTCTCCTCTCATCACAATACCAGGTCCTGTGTTACCTTCATATTGAATTGCTAATGATTGTGTTTTGTAAACTTTTTGTCTTCCGTTTTCTAAATCAACTTCATATATAATAAATGCTGTTGGATATTGTGTTGGATATTGCCAATCAGTAATATCAACAGTTTGGGCAGGGTCACCAGTTACATAACTACCAGGAGTCAATCCACCACCTAAAGTAATGTGCGATGATTTTGCGTATATTTTTGTTGTATAATATCCTATGTTACCAATCAACAATCCGTTTAAATCATATACATCATTTGCAGGGTCATATGAAGTTACTGATGTTAATGTAGTTGCTCCTTTAGTTGCTTTAATTGCAGTACCCGTTCCATCAAATGTGATTTGTCCGGATACTTTGTAAACAACTGATGTATTTTCATTTGTTAATAAAACATTGTATGTATCTCCACCTGATTTAACACCCATAATAGTTACTTCCGCAGATGCTATATCAGGAGAATTTGATGAACCATCTTTTAAAGTAACTCTCCAAACTGCTGTTTGACCAGGAGATGTAGAGTCACCAGAACCAATTTCTAATGTATTAGTTGTTGATGTTGCTGAATATATGTTACCATCTTTATAGAATGTATAATAAAGTAAAGATGATGTTGTATTAAATGCAGTTGCCGTAAGAATAATATTTCCTTGCGGTGAAACTACACTACCATCTCCATCAAAATTTACCGTTGTTGATGTTGATGATATTGATAATGAACGAGCTGCTTTACCATCATTTACTTTTGTAAAATTTTGAGTTGATGATAAAGTATATGAACCAGTTGTGTGTCCAGGTAAAAGTGAGTACGGATATACTACAAAATTATATTGTACACTTGCAGATGGTGCATCCATTGTACTAAATCCACTAACAAATAATGAAGCAGAATCTACCGATGATGTATAAAGTTTTCCAGGTTTGATATGATTACCAACTACTGATGCAGTTACATATGTTCCAGGTAAACCACTACTTGTATAAATTAAATAATCAGTTCCCTCTAATAATTGTATCTTTGTATTTGCTGCTGTATAACCTTTTGCAACACCACTTTCCGATGAATTGATTGTTACATTTGCAGGAGTTACAATAATTTGAATTGGAGGTGCACCTGCTAATGCTTTTGTATAATTTTGTACAACACTTTGTGTATAATATGATGATGTAAAATAAGGGTGTATTTCAAAATCATAAGTAATACTTCCACTTAATTGTGTCATATTACTCATACTTGTCATATTAAATGAAGAAGTATTTGTAAAATCAATATTACCAGGAGTTATATTTGATGCACTAATTGCGTTGTAAGATGCTGTCCAGAATGTACCAGGTTTTTGAGAACTAGTAAATGCCAAATATAATGTACCTTGTTTAACTTTAATTGATGTATCTGTTGGAGTATATGTACCAACATTTCCTTTTGCATCCGAAGGTAAATTTACCGATGCAGGTGTTACTTCAAAAACAATTGAATCATCTCCTGGTTTACCTTCAGGAACAATCTGCCATGTTTTTGCAACAACAACCGATGATGTTGTATATGGTTCGGTGTAAGTAAAACTAATATTTAAATGTCTACTTTCATTTGTAGATGTATAATCATACAATTCACCACTTTCATTATCAACAATATAATATGCATATTCAGGATAACCAGAATCAATAGTTAATTTATTATCATCTATTGCGGTTACTGTAATTCTTGGGTCAACACTTTGTGTTGCGTAATACAAATAATAATGAGGAACATAATCATCATCAATTGACATTGATGGATATACTAAAATAGATGCAGATGCTGCTTGTGTATTTGCACCTCTAATATAAAACGATGCCGTTGCACTAGCAGATACCGGAGTAAATATAGTTTGTGTTCTTGGTTGTATTGTAAAATGTTCCGTACTATAATCTAAGAAACCAGTTCCCAAACCATCTTGCAAATCCGTTAATAAAGTTGTTGCTAATATAGATGCAGATGTAGAACCGGTTGGCATCAAATAAACTGCTAATTGTTTATTTAATTGTGCCTTCAAAGTATCTCTTGTGAAGATAGCATTGTAATTTAATTCTCCAGTTCCTAATGAACCGGTTGTAATACCAACTAAGAAACCACTTGAACTTGCTTGCGTTAAAGTTATATATTTTGAACCAGATAATACATGCAGTTGATTTGCTGCTCTACCTTTGATTGCGTTACTCTTTAAATTGATTGTATTAACACCATCAACAACATAAGCCTGTAATTCTAAACTTTGTGTACTGCTATTTCTAATTTCAGTACCATTGTATGCTTTGATAAAATAATTAACACCACCAAATCCGTCCAATACTCTTGTGATAATAACGGTATCAGTTACACCCTCACATTCTCCAGTTATTTGTACATATTGGACATTTATATCAGGTCTTGAACCTGTAAAATGTTGAACAGTCAAATATGGAACTGAACTTGTTATATCGTTTAAAAGACCAGGATAAACATTATCAAAACTTGCCGTATATTGAGAACCTGATAATACATTTCCAAAAAAATCTATTGATTGTGATGTGAAATGTACTGAACCTGTTAATAATGTTTTTTGTAAATTAAATGCAATTGATGTTGGTGCAACTGGGTTAGAACCAGAATCAAATTGGAAATAAAGAGATGATGGATTTAATTTTAAACTTTTTGTAATAGTTTGTAAATTACCACCATTAAATGTTTTTGTAGCATTTACTAAAACAGGTACATAGTTGTTGTTAATATCATAAAATTCAAAACGATAATCAAATGTTTCAAATGGTAAACTTCTAGGTACAGGTTCAATAAATGTAATTGCATCAGGAGAAAATGATGTTTCCTGTGCAGCAGTTAAACTTACATTTGCAATATACCAACCAGTTCCAACTACTTCAAAATATAATTTTGCATTTTGTATTTGTTGTGGTACTGCAAAGTTTGTTGTATATGTTCCTTTTTGTGTTAAATTATCTGCGGATGAATATGTTACAATATTTGTTTGATATGCAACATTAGTTCCGTTTATTAAAGATGAACCCGAAATGAATGCTTTGATGTAATTTGTTGGAGATATATTTGTGAATAATCTTAAATCAAATTCCAATGCATATTCGGTTCCAGTATTAAATGTTAAGCTTTGAGTTGTAAAAAATTTATTAGTCCCAACACTATCTAATTTAACCGAATCAAATAAAAAATCTTGATTAAATGTTGTTGTTAGATTATTAGATGATGTTACCCAATATTGTGTAAGAATTGGTTGAGTAAATTGTCCATAATAATCCAATAAAGCATTTTGAGTATCACTACCAAAATTTCTCAACAATTCATTTGCTTCTAAAGGAATTTCTTGAACAAATTGATAATCTCCTAATTGTGATTGTGATTTACGATACACTTTTACTCTAGCTACATCACCAGTAAATGTTGCTAAATCACTAATATCAATTTGTGCAAATGAACCTGTTAATGCACTCTTTACTGAAAATGCTCCTTCAATATAATTGAAAGAAGCTGTGTATCTTTGGTTTGTAAAATTAGCTACATTACCATTTACATCAGTATATGGATTTTTTACTAATAGTTGTGTATTATTAATAATTTCACTTACAACTGGATTATATCCTAAATCGGTTAGTTCTAATGTTGTTCCTACCATAGAACCCGTCCATGTACTTCCATCAGTTGTTGTAAGATTATATGTGGTTGGTAATGTGTATGATGTTAATGATTGACCTAATGCAGGTAATATTGCTGTACCATTTACAAAACCTTTTTTAGTTACTGTATTTGTAGTTGTTGAGTATAAAGGTTTTACAACTTCGGTTATAGCTATTTTAGGTCTTTTGTAAAATCTAACCTTTTCTTCATTTCTTAATAATCGGTTGATTTTAAAACTTTTTTCCCACTTTACATTGTAAACATTTGCCCACTCGGCCGGAATATCTTTAGTAACACCAGCATCTCTATATTTTTTTAATTCACCTAAAATTGTAATCTTTCCTAAACCAATTGGTGTATCTTCATAAACATAAACAGCAATAACTTTTGAAGTTCCCTCATAGTATTGAGGAATACCCATACCTGGTTCAAAATAAATAGGATTTCCCTGAACATCTAATATTTCTATTTTTAGTTCAGTAGTTTCTTTAAGATACTCACTACCCTCAATTAAAAAACCATTTATACCACCTGTAAATGTATCCTTAAATTCACTAATTCTAAAATAATCCGAATTAGGATTTGTATCATTTAAAAAAGTTTGATAATTGGTTAAATGAACATCTAAATTATCTGCGTACTTCTTAATTCTTGCCATATTCTTATTAATAACAATAATAAGTATTCAATAATTAACTTTCATTATACTTATTTCTAAAGAGAATATTAGAAATATAAAGAAATATTTAGTTATGAAAAAATACGCAATGATACAAATAGATGCGGAGGTGCATCAGATGTTAAAAGAATTTTGTAAAGATAAAGGATATAAAATAAATGGGTTAGTAGAAACCCTAATAAAAGAAAAGGTGCAAGCTTCAAAACCTGCACCTAAGAATGTATTACCCGTTATTAGAAACTAATCTTAGAAAAATTATTTTCTTTTCGGATTTCAATCAATCCATCTACAATATCTCTCATTTGTTCTAAGTGAGAAATCATCCATATAAAATCAAATTGAGTTTTTAAATATTGCATCATCATAAATAGGGATGATAAATTGTCTGCATCTAATGTTCCGAATCCTTCATCTATTACTAAGAAGTTAGGACGAGGTAATCCACAAATATTGATTAAAGCAACTCTTATTGCTAATCCTGATATGAATTTCTCCATACCACTACACATCTCCAATGCCCACTCTCTATCCTCATAAACAATCTTTGCGTTAATATTCTTACCATCAGTATCCATTACAATACTGAAATCAACTACTTGTCCTAATATATTATTAACTTCATCCTGAACAACAGGTAGAGCCTTTGCAATCAATTCATATGGAATACCATCTCTTTTAATAGCATCTAAGTAATATGTGTATAGTTCGTTTTTGGTTTCTAATTCTTTAACTTCTTTCATCTTACTTCTAGTAGTTGTAATAAAGTTTTTAATTGAACCTATTTCACCTGAAAGAGTTACTAATTTTTTATTAGAATTTGCTATCTTAGTATTAAACTCTTTCTTTTCAGTTTCTAAAGATTGAATTTGTTCTTCAAGTTCTTTATTACTTTGGATTGTTTCTTCATTCTCATGATATTTTTTAATATCTTCTTCTGCAGTTTCTAATTGATTTTTGTATAATTCTTTTTTAGTAATCATACCATCAAATTCAAACACATAGTTTTTATGAATAGATTTTGATTTTTCTAATTTAGTTTTAAAATCATTCCATTCATTATATTGTTCTTCCACACCTTCCATTGTATCTATGGTTTGTTGAATACCTGTACAATCAATTAATGCTTGATTAACTATTTCCTCTAATTGAGGTAATGCATCTTTTGCTTTCGTTGCATCTTTAACAAATGTATTATCACAACAAAATTTACAATTTGGGTCATACTCATGCTTATCCAAATGTTTAATCTTTTCCTTTGCTAAACTCAAATATAATTTTGCATTATCATAAGTTTTAGTTGCTTCGGTTAATGCTTTTTGTTCCTGTTGGTAATTTGAATATGCAGTTTCAATATCAATAGTTCCATTAAATGATTTCTTTTCATCAATACTTTGCATTAAACCAACCATCTTTTCCGTTATATCACTAATATCTTTACCTTTGTTTAACATTGCAGTTTCATTGGCTTGGTTACTAATTTCTAATTGTGATTTACGAATATTCAAATCATCAATATTAGAACTAACACCAATTGGAACAATCTCTTTTGATAAATCATTTATTTTACTAATACAATCATCTTTAAAGAAAGTTAAACCATCTATGGTAGATTGTAATTCTTCTAACTCACTTTGTTTAGTTACTAAGTCGGTTTCCTTTTGGGCCAACTCCGTCGTAAAATCCGTCCTTTTGAAATTTCTGATAAGAACTGCCACTTCCTTAATGTCCTCAGTAGCCGTCTCATACAATTTATCAAATACCGTCAATCCCATAAATTGAGAAAGTAAATCCTTTCTTTCCGATTGAGATTTATCAATGAATAGTGCATTGTTTCCTTGCAAACTCAAAGAAGTCATTACAAAGTCCTCATATCTACCAACATATCCTTCAATGATTTGATTTGTATCTCTTCTCTCCGTTCCGTTTAGGGATATACTTTGTCCATCCTCAAGTTTCCAAAAGTCAACATCCACTTTAACATTCTTTCCCTTATTAATAGTTCTTGCTTCTCTACGGATAAAGAAATCCTCACCTTCTATTTGGAAGTGTAGTTCACAAAAGAATTCTGATTTCTTATTGTTAAGGATATTTGCTGCTTTGTATGCTCTACTACATTTGTCAAACAAACAAAAAGATATTGCGTCAAATAGAGATGATTTACCGGCTGCGTTTGGTGCGAACAATCCCATTAGTCCACCAACCTTATTAAAGTTTATCTCATTATCCTCACCATAAGAGAACATATTAGAGAATGTGAATTTAACAGGTTTCCAACTTATATTTCGGTTTATTTCCGAAAAGCTTATTCTACTATTGATATCACGATTGATGCTCTCTATGCCTTCCAAATCCTCTTTGGTCACAAATGGCATCATTCTTTGTATGTATTCGGATATTAGGGATGTTTGATAATTTACATCAGTTATATCTTCAAAGTCCAATTTGTTTTCTCTATCACCAGTTTTCTTTTTAGATAAACTATCCGTTCTAATAATTGTAAAATCCTCAACACCATATCTCTTTTTGATTTCAGTCATTACTTTCTTAGTATCTGCCGTATCAGTATTAGATAATCGTACTCTCAATCTAGGTTTCAATGGCATATCATCCACAACAGGTACAATACCATTGTTTACATTTAAAGTATAATAACCATAATTGTTTTGGATATCCACTTCCTCATATTCCATTGTGTCTAAATCCCAAACTAAGAAACCATGTCTATCCAAACTCTCTCCAAAGTTTTGTTGAACTAATGAACCGGCATAAACACACTTACATCCTGTTTCTGAAATAAGTTCTTGTCTTTTATGAATATCTCCCAATAATGCTAAATCATAACCATCGAATATATCCGTTGTAAAATGTCTACTACTTACCACATATCCTACATCGGTTTGTGAATTATCAACAGGTCCGTGGAATAATGCAATCTTTTTATTTCCAAATAAAGTATTTGCTTTAGGCCAATTATCTTTGTTATCAAATATACTGAATACTGCAAAATCAATTCCACCAATGGAATAAACTTGTGTATCTCTAAGATAATGGAAATTTGGTAGGTCTAATGCATCTACAATAGGTGTTAATACATCTAATCTATCCGTATTATTCATGTTACAATCATGATTACCTGCAATAAGAATTGTAGTACATAATTTACTACATTCAGTAAATAACCAACTAATCTCTTTTAATAATTCAGGTGACATTTCCAATTTAGCATGGGCAATATCCCCTGCTAAATAAATGATTGCATCATTTGTTCCTCTTTTTTTAATCTCTTCAAACATTTTGTAGAATACTTGTCTATATTCTCCATGTCTTTTCACATTACGAATATGAATATCCGCAATATGATAAATAGTTTTTAATCTATTCATACTATTTGTTATTTTTATTATATCCTTCATTAAATCCAATAAAATACACTTCCTCTATAAATGCTTTTGGAACTTTTATTTGATAATGATTACCATCCGCAGATGATAAAGTTATATCCCACATTATTATGTCTTCTTTTTTTTCAAATACCAATGCTAATACTGCATCTGATACTACTTCTTTAATTTCTCTCATATATTATTTTTTTGTTATAGTGTAACCATTTTTATTTAATATAGCTATAATTGCTTCTTTATTTTTCATTGTAAAAGAATAAATTTTTTGATTATTTTTCTTTTTTTTCTTTTCCAATTGTTTTAATATAATTTTTTCACCCATTGATATTACATTTGCTTCTGTACTGGGCTTTTCACTCATAGGTTTTAATGGTAGTGGTATATTTGATTTACTCATTAAACCAACATCTACGCCATCCTTATATCTATTGTCTTTTATATTTGGATTGTTTTTCATATATTATTTAATTTTGAAAGTACTAAGTCATCCCATCCAGTTTGTTTTGCTCCTTTGATAATTTTTGTTACTTGTTCAAATCCCATATCTGATGCATCTTTATCAGATGGTATAACATTTTTTACATTAATTCCATTGTTAATAAAGAACTCAGTATGTTTAGTTGAATCACCAACGGCATCAGAATCTAACATAATTGTTATATCCTTAACACCCTTTTCCATTATTTTATTTTTTAATTTACTCAATAAGAATTTACCCAATAAAGGTATTACATTTCTTTTTACTGAGAAAGAATCAAACACACCTTCTACTAATGTTATCGGTTCATTCCAATTTATTTGGTTTTCAAATACAATAACATCTCTACTAACAGGTGGGTTTTTATATTTCATTTTCTCATCATCATAATATGAACGAGCAACAAAATAATTCAACTCACCACTCTCATCATAAGAAGGAATGATAACTCTACCACAATATAAACCATCTTCACAATATCCAATATTATATTTAATATAATCGGCTTCTTTAATACCTCTTTGTTTCAAATAATGAACTGCTTTGGTATAGTGTGGGTTTATACCTTTTGGTTTAAAATATAATTGTTTGAATTCTTTTGGAAGTTGTAATTTTACAACATATTCCTCTTTTGCATCGTATTCAGGCTCATCACCATAAATATCTTTAATACGATTGAGGTCTCTTATATCTACATTGAGTTTGCGGAGAAGTGAACTTATACTTCTACCTTTAGAGTCACAAACCCAACAATGCCATCTTTGAGTATCTAAGTTGACTTGTAGTTTCTTTTTTTGATGATGACAAAAAGGGCAGTGGTGAGCTTGTTCATTTCCCTTTAAGGATGAACCCACTCCCAATGCCCCGTCTAGTATTGATATTACTAATAGTTTATTCTTTCCTGTCAACATTCTACAATTTGGTTTATACAAATATACGAAATATATCTGATATTACCAAATTTTAGTAGTTTGAATTTTTAACGTCAGTAAGAAAATCTGCTAAAAATTGTAGTTTATTTGCTACAACTTCTCTAGGTTGGTTAGATGTAACCATTCCTTTTAAGTCTAAAATTGAAGCTGCTGCTATAAGGATAGCATCATCTTTGGAGTTAAAAATTGAGTCAGAAACCCCATACTTCTTTGCGATTTGTTCAAGTGTCATATGTATTTGTTTTATATTATATCTTTACGGAAAAACTTTCCCATAAGGTTTTCGTTAATTGATTGTGTATCTGATAATACATCCAATTTAAATTGCCACCAAACTTCCCAATAAGTTAAAGATTTTTTAGAATAACAAAATTGAATAATTTCTCTACTAAATTCATCTGCCTTTCCTTCTTTAACTTGTGCTTTAATCCAATCATTAGATGAATAGTATTTTTCCCAATCAGATGCTTTTTTTACTACTCTTTTACGAACTTTACCTTTAAGGGGTTTTAATCTACGAGTTTGTGTTAATGATTTTTTACCTATGTAATATTTTCCAGTTGGTGTATGTACTATCTTATAGACAAAACCAATAGCACCTTCAGGGGTGCTTTCTTCCGTAACAATATTTCCATTAAATTTCCAACTCATTTTTTATTTTTTGACAGTAGAAGAATATGGAGTTTTAGGGTCATATCCACCAGTTAAATTTCCCAAAACACCATGTCTTGCTTTATCTATTGTTTTATCATCGGATTTTTTATCCTCAATGATAGTTTTGTCAGTTCCACTGGTGTTTGCTTTTCCTGTTGTAGGAATACTTTTTTTGTAAATATCTATGATGCTTGGCATGTTAAATTCTTTTTTACTTATTAATAAATATAACCAAAAATCTTTTTAAGTATCAAACCTAACAATAAAGTTTACAGGATAATCAGGTAAAGATTTTATTGGTGTTGGTAATTTTGCTATTGCAACCAATTCATTATCATCAGTATATAACCCAATTGTACTAATATATGGTGCTAAATAAGAACCAGTTGGGTCTACTGATGAACTATAAAAGTAATCATCAAAACTTCCAAATTTATTTTGATTTAAAGATGATGTATAAGGAAATGCACTTGTTTTAATATATTTTGCTCCGTTAATGTGGATATCTTGTTGATAAGTTTTTGTATAACTTGCATCATATGGGTCATTTAAAGTTGCCACATATGTACTTCCACCATCTTCATAAATTGCAGATGGATTGGTTGAAACATTAAATTCGTTTTCTGCTACACTTATGAATATTTCATTTTCATAAATTGTTTTTGTAGAACGATAATTTAATGTATAATTTAAAAGTGTTGAACCTGATGTTATATATTTTGTTAATACAACCAATCCTCTATCATAAAATATATTACCAACTATTGCATTATCAGTATCAATTAAATTAGAATAACCATCATCAGTATAAGTGTCTAATCCATTTATTAAAGTTACTGAACCAATTTTTATTCCTTCACCATAATAAGATTGAGGTAAAGCAAGTACTGCAATATCATCACCAATTACTCTTTCATCGGTTGAAGAATATGATTTTCTTTTACCAACTTCAGTTAATAAAGATGCCGTTGCTGAATTTGTATAGAATTGAGATTTAATAGAGTTATAGATAATTCTTTTATAGAAACGTCCACTCATTTCATCAGTTGAAGCATCAAAATAAGTACCAGTTATATTTTTTCCAAATATAGGTAATATTTCGGTATTATCAACATACCATTCTTTGTAAACTTTGAAAGGACGAATTGATATATCCGTCTTTGGAATTTCTTTAAACATCTATTTTCTTTTCTATAAATATTTTAGAATGAAAAAACCCCCAATTAAGGGGGTTCTTATATTTTTAATTATCAATATTAGAATGATAATTTAACTTTAATTAATACTTCTTTATCAAATGATTTTGGTAAAGGTTGTGATGTTTTAGCTACTGCTACTAATTCATTTGCATCAGTATATAAACCAACAGTTGTAATGTAAGTGTATGGGTCAGTATTGAAAGTTGTTTCCATAAATGTACCATCTGCATTTACATAAGTTGGGTTATTTGAGTAGTTGAACTCTCTATTTGTTGCTCTAACAAAGTAATGTTGTGTGTGAACATTTTCAGTTCTACGAGCTTCAAAGTTTGCACCATTAACTAATGCTTGATATAAAAGTTTTTGATTATATTGTTCAGCTGCTGTTGATAATGAACCACTAACATTTGCAGATGCTCCACCATTTACTTTTACAGTACCTAATGTTGAACCAATTGCTTTTGGATTCAATACTATAATACCTTTTGCTGGGAAGAATAAACCAAATCCTAATCCAGTTGTTGTATCAGTTGTTGCTTGTATTGTTGCTGCGTTTTGAGTTCCTAAATTCAATGAACCACTTACTACATTAAATACAGTACCTGTTTTACCTGCAGTATCACTAAATTTCTTACCACTATCATCAATGAAAGTGAATACACCATTTGAACCACTAAGAGTTAATGACCAGTTACCTGCATCCATAGACTCTCTATAACGATTTCTAGCAACATTAATTACATAGATATCATTTGAGTCAGTTGTTCCACCTGCGTTATTTTGGAAAGGGAAATTAGTTATTCCTGCTTCTAATAATAAAGAACGATATTGGAAGTAAGTAGCTTTAGTTGCCATTACTGAATTATTATTCAAATCTAATGTCATAGAACCACTACCATTGATATGTCCATATGCTAATGCAAATTGAACTTCTGCTGAAGAATCAGCTTGTGGGTTTGTTTCATAAACATTCCAATAATATTCAGAATTTATATTTGATGTTGCTGTTCCTGCAGATGATGTATAAAATGCGTATAGTGAACCACTATCTCCACTCCATAAACCAGTAGTTACTACTTCTACTTTTGCATTTACAGTATCATATGTACCGAATTGTTTGTATATACCAGTGGTAACTCCACCAGTTGAAGTTGCTATTTGTTGCGATGTTGGTAACACACTATTAAGAAGTGAAACCAATGCATTTGTATCAACTTGTCCAGAATTAGCTAATGCTGAAATCTGCGATGTTATATTTGGGTCTGTTATTAATGCCATTGTCTATTCCTTTTATGCTATTTTGTATGTTACTGTTACTGGTATAGTTTGAGAACCACCTGTTTCGTTACCATATACAGTTATTGTTGTTGCAACACTTGTAGTTAGGTTTGGATTAGGAGTAAATCTAAATTCTAAACCACTTACAACTTGCGCTGTTGTTTGAACTTCTTGTCCTAAGAACACAGGAACTGAACCCGCTGCTGTTGAACCTTTTGTTACAGTTAATGTACCTGCTCTTTGGTCAGTTAATACTACTGTGTAACCAGCTGAACTATTTCCAGCAGGAGATGTAGTTGGAGTAATACCAACACCACCATCACTTTGGTAAACACTAATAGTTGTAATACCCAATGATACAACAGGAATCTTAACAGTACCTTTAGGAAGAGTTACCAATTTATATCTCAATACTTGAGTTTCATCTGGATTTGCTTCCGTTACAGGAATTGATAATATTGCTGCATCATAGAATGCCGAACCCTTTGGATGAGCTGGTTCGTATAAATTGTAATCAATTTCATCATCACCAAGCGCAAATTTGGTAATGTTTAAAGATTGACCCGATGCTAACTTTTGTCTACCTTTTTTAGTAAGGATAGCATCAACGGTGATTTCTGCGTTATCTAAATATGCCATTTTAAAAAATATTTTTTATTTCTACTTCTATAAATATAACTAATTTGTAAATTCATTAATCAACTTCAAGAATTGGTTCACCACTACCTCTACCAGTGTTAGCCACTTTAAGAATATTAGGATTAGTTGTAAATGTTTGAACAGCAGCTAATCCATCAGGTGTACTACCCGATGTTTGTGTTGAACCTTTATAGAAAGACCTTTGAAGTCCTAATGAATTATTATTTGTAAACTTATAGTGTGTTGGTAAGTAACCATCAATAGCTGTTACACTTAAAGTAGTTCCACCAACTGATACACTTCCACTAAATGGTAATTCAGTTATTTTATTTTTAGTAAAAGTATTTGTTATGTATTCGTATTTAACCAAACTTGCGGATGCTGAACCTGTTAATGGGTATCCTGCAGTTTGTGTTTTAATTTTTTTAGTATATTGTTCGTTTACAACAAATGCACTTACTCTACTTTGAGTTGTATTACCAAATATATCTATTGAAGTAAGAATTGAATTTCCTTTTACTGCATATAAACCATATCCTGCATTTGCTAATGAATTAGGGTCCATTCCAACAACTGTATGTTGAATTGAATCCACTTCTGCTTGTATTGAACTACCCGATGGTGCGGTTATAGATGCTTCGTAGAATGGTGCTGTTGCTTCTAATAAAGCACTTGCACTATAATCTATTTTTCCATCATAATATGCAATTCCGGCAACCAATACTGCACTTCCACTATTTTCAATTTTTGCATCATAATCAGGAACTTCAGATGTAAATGTTACAACAGTTGTTCCATCAAAATCTGCTTCAGCTCCTATGTTTTCTGAAAATATTTCAGTTGTATCGGTTACATTAATATCTGCTTCTCTTCCATCATTTTCTGCAGTAGGTTTATTCCAACGAGTTTTACTTCTTTCTAATAAATGCGGTTCAATTAATAAACCTTTAGAAACTTTTGCTCTAGCCGGTGCTACATCATGCAACACATCAAATAAAGATTTGTCAATATATCTTACTAATTGAATATATTCATTTATGTTTCTATTCAATCTTTCAAAATAGTATGTTCTTAATTCTTTTAATCCCGCATAATCATAATTGTAATCATCTTCCGGGTCTCCAATATAATCATCGATATTAAAATCACCAAATGATTTAATAATATCCATGTTTAATTCTTTTGTAGGAGATAAAAATATACCCAAACGATTTGAATCTATTGGTGCTCTATCAAATGATTTAACAGTTGCTCTTTTCTTATATGAAAGGTCATCAACTAAAAATTGGTCTTCAAATCTTATTTTATTTGAAAAACTATGACCCATTGAAGAAATATTTGCAGTTACAGTTCTATCATATGGAATGTATTGATATGGATATGTTGATGATGAATAAAAATATTGAGCTGTTGCATAATTTTCACCATATGCTTCACTAATTGAAACATTCTTTATTTGATTATCTCTTGTTCTATCTTTTGGATATTCAAAATCTAAACGGAATATTAAATCCGTAGATGATGCCGTATATGAATTACCATTAATAGAATTTGGATGTAAAGTATGATTATCAAACTTAGATTTTTCTAAAGGAACAATCCACAAACGGAATTCATCAACTTGACCTGAAAATTCTTCACCACCCAATAATAATGCCGAACCTGTTTCGAATTTACTACTACTATATGTCAATGACATACTAACTGAAGTAATAATTCTATGTCCATTGGATGTTCCTAAAAATACTTCATACTTTGATAATGAATTTCCCAAATCATGCTGATTAACAACTACATTTGAAAAATACTCAGTAGAAAGTGGAAAATCATAACTTGATGAAACAATATCAGGACCATAAGAATATATTACATCAATATAATCCAATGGTGGTGTGAAATATGGTGATGTTGTACCATCAGCTGCGAATCCAAAATTAAGAGTTGCGAATGAACCTGTTGTTTGTGTAAAGTTCAATGAGAATTGACTTCCAGATAATAAAGTAAAATTATTTACATTATCAGGTTTAAAATTTATTTCAATTGATTGTGGATAATTTATGGATGCAGTGTGCCATGGAATATTTACCGATGCATTATTTTTTAAATACAATGCAGATGTTCTATCATCAAATGTAAATTGAGAAACACCACCAACCGTTGGGTCTTGTGGGCCACCAAATTCCATTATTGTTAAAAGAGATTGAGGAACACCATAACAAGCCATAATAGCTTTCATAGCTCTTCCAGTTCCTTTATGCTTTAACAAATATGGTAAGTTATTTAACATTCTTCTCCATACTTCGTTATTTGCATCTTTTAAAGACATTCCGTATTTTTGAGTACCATCTTGATTTTGTCCAAATGCATACTCCCAAAGAAAATGAGAATCAAATGCTTTTTTACCTTGCCATCCCATTGATTCTAACATATGATAAATCATATCATCTATGATACCATTAACCTTTTTATTCTCTGCTATTTTATTTTGTGTGAAAGCATTTATATAACACCATATGTTATCAAAATGCTGTCCAATCATATTTAAAAAAGTTACAAAATTTTCATTATCATAATCTTCTGATATAAACTCAGGAATATTGTTTGATAATAAATTTGGATTGAATCTATCGTAATTATTTGCTTCACTTACCAATGCCTCATACCATGCAATTGAAATTGGATTGGATGTTGGATATAAAGTTCCATCATTTTGTTTTGGGTATGCTAAATCATTTGTTGATGTATATAAGAAATTTTCAAACCCATCAAATCCATTTACTATTTTGTTGATATTATCAAATGCAGATATTGCGTTATTTGAAGTAACACTACCCATTGTATTTGTTACCAAAGAACTATATCTTGATTTATAGTTTTCAATTAATTGAAGTTTGTAATAAAAGTTATTTGCTCTTTCTTCAACAGAACCAAAATTAGAAAAGTTTTCAAAAGTATATTGAGAACCACTTACATATTGTATTTGTAATTTACTAATATCAATTCCTAAACTATCAGTATATTTGTATAATAAGTTTGTTGAACTATTAGAACCACTTGCTAATAAACTATCATAAACTTGATAACCAATTCCATTATCTGCTTCTATTGTAAAGTTAGGTCCTTTTAAATGAGGACAATATGGATTTGTTTCACCTGTTAAGGTAACTGTTTCAATTGTTGGATTTGATTGTAATTTAGAAATCCAAATTTGTTGATTTGGTTGTACTGTTGTATCTAATGGTTCATATAATTTTGCAATTATAGTTCCTTGACTTCCTGTCCAAGTTGTGATAACTTTATTATTACCATCTCCTAAATGTAATAAATGCGTTAAATATTTAGATGTATCATCAGGAGTATTTGTTGCAATATCCCCAAATTGAGTTGTAAAACCTTCTAAAATTCTGTTTAAAGCGGTTGCTCTAGGAATTGTTAATTTTCCTTTATAGAAAGTAATAGATGCTGTTTCCGTTTTACCGGTTACCAATTCCTTGCCACTTATATTATATGGAATAACTTTTAATTGGAAACTTATTGTATCTGCATTTTCACTATACTTTCCTGCTAACAAATTTAAAATGTCTTGAACATTTAATTTCTTAGTTCCATTTGCAGGAAGTTGAATATATCCTTCACCTGTCCAAATTCTAACATAATCAGCGTTAATAGTTTTCCAAGTTACATCAAAAGATACATCAGTTCCAACATAATCAGGACCAACTAATTCTTTCGGGAATGAAAGACTTGTAATATCAGGAATACCAACATACACATCATCAACAACACCATAAGTTATTTGTACACTATCACCATCACCATTTCCGTTTGATGGTACTAATACAATTCTATAATTTCCAATAGTTGAAAATGCAGATGCAGGTATAATAATTCCAGCATTTGTTGGGTCAGTTCCTAAATCAGTAAATTTATATGATTTATTATTTACATAAGCTGTTACATAAGTTGGATTACCACTTTTTGTAAATCCAATAGGTACACCTGCGTTTGTATTAATATTGTAAGTTCTTTCCGTATTTGGATTTATCAAAGTTATTGATGGTACATCTTTAAGAGTAACATTAATAGCCTGAGTTGTTACACTTACAGTATAATCTCCATCTAAAGTTAATGTTGTTGTTAAACTTTCTAAAGGTTGTGCATTTAATGGTTCAAATGTTTTTGTTGTAGAATTTACAGTTATTGATGTAATTCTATATTTTGTCAAATCATTTGAAACAAAAGTAAATGTATCATTAGTTTTATTACTTGTAAAAGTATTTGTTGTACTTTGTACTAATAAATTACTTTTACTATTTTGTATTAAAGATAATGCGTTTGGATTATCAATACTAATAGTTAATGTGTTTACAATATTATTTATATTACCAGTATCATCTATTGGAATTATTGCAACCATATCATCAAATACCAAATCAGTAATACCTTGTCCACTAACAGCAGTTGTTGTATCTAATGTATTATTTACATATTTGTAAATTTGAAAAATATATGGTGTAGTATCCGTATATTGAATTACAGGAATTTGTTGTCCATATTTACTTAAATCTTGTACATTAGGATTTGTTCCTATTCCAGAATATTGTGGATTTTTTTGTACATGAATTTTAAAATAAGTAGATGTTGTATATCCTGTTTTTTGTACCTTAATAGTTGCTTGTCCACCAACTGCGGCCAATACATCACTAAGCTTTAAAGTTATTGTATCAGGAGTATTTTTAAATGTATTTATATCATTTAAAATTACATTTGCACCTTTTTGATTTGAACTTACTCTTAATATTAAAGAACCATCCGAATTTGCAGTATTATTATATGTTGTATTATTTGGTATAATAGGTACACCACCCCCACCACCACCTACACTTATGGGTGTTACAACATTACCCACACCATCAATGTAGGAAACATCACCTATTAAATTATTTTCTCCGTTATCTAATTCTCTCATATTATACGTTATCTATAATGTTCTATTGATGGATTTTCAAATTTAAGATTACCATTTAAATCACCGGAGTCTCTACCACCTCCAGTGTTACCACCACCTCCACCAGAATAAATAGGTGCAGATTCAATAGGTAAATCAACAGTTGGTGGTGCTGAAAGTACAGGAGGTGTAAATACTATACCACCATCTTTTGGTAATTCAGGTTCCATATGTTTTTGTAAAACCAATTGTTTATCCGTTTGTACTACTTTATCTTGAGTTACCATTCTAATAACAGGATTAGTAGTATCAATAGTTGTATCTGATTTTGTTCTTTGTAAAACCTGCCCAACAATATCACTAAATTCATCAGTTTCAACTTTATATTGAGGATTTTTAGAATAATCAGGAGTACCTAAGTAATAATCTAAACTTCTTATTAATAATTCATTTATTTTATTTGTTATAGTATCTTTTGATAGTTCTATTGAAGGTTTTGTTTCATATGGTTTACCATAATTTAAATCCTTTATATTTGATATTCTATTTGTAAATTCATACAAAGCTGATTGCATAAACTTATTGTAAACATTTGTTACAAATCCATCAAAATTTGTTATTTTAAATTCAGATACTAATTTTTCAAACCATTTATCACCATATTTGTTTCTAATAAATGATGATATTGATGTTGGTGTTATTTTTTCAATAAATTGAATTGCGTATTCAATTGTATCATCTCTAAAATGTCCATCTTTTAATAAAATACCATATCTTTCAAAAAGGTCAGTACCAACATTTTCTGGTCTACTCAATGGTAATAATCTAACTTCCGTTCTTGATGGAGATATTTCTGAAATCCATAATTTATCAAATTTACCATCACTACCAACTCTATTATTTATTAAAGTTATTTGAGTTTTAAAAATACCATTATTATACCCTGCTTCTAATATTAATCTTTCAATATCAATAAAATATTCCGATGGGAAACTATAAGCTTGAAATACAGTACCTTCTGCTATTAAAAAATAATCATTAATATTTTGTGTTGTAAGTGGTACATATCTAACCAATCCATAATCAGCTTGAGGTAATTGATTATCATTTGCATCATACAATATAAATTCAATAGCATCTTTATCACTAAGGCCAAAAAAAGATTGTAGGTCAGAAACCTCAAATATTTGTCTATCCTTAGAGTTGATACGATATCCTTTTGTATCTACTATGTCTTTAAAATATTGTATTGCCATTTATATTAGTTATGATTATATATTCTCATTGTGAAATCTTTGTTTTCAGTTGTTTTACCATCAGTAACTTTTATACTCATTGTAAAATTGTAAACAGTAGGTGATGAATGTGAAAACAAACCTCCACCATGTTGACCAGGCAATCCTTTTAAATAAGATGATGCCGATGTCATATCAAATCTTTGTTTTTCTCCTTTTTTAATAGTAGCAGGTAATCCACCAAAATTAAATGGAGATTGTGACATACCTCCTGAAAATGTTATATCAACAGTTACATCACTACCCAATCCTGCTATCACATCAAAATAACTTCTATATGTAGCTGTTAATGGGTCATTACTTGCAGCAAATTTATCCGTACTTGCAGTTGAACCATAACCACCACCATAATCCATTGAAATCATTACGGCCTGTGTACTCTTTGTTGGGTCACCCTTATCAAATAATATAGTTGCTAATTGACCTGTTGATACACCACCTGCAGCAACTGCTTGTTCTTTTGCTGAAAGTTGTGCTCTTAGTGTTGCAACTTGCTCAGTTAATACTTGGTTTCTTGCATTCAATGAAACTCTTTGTATTGATTCTGCTGTTGCTTTTTGAATTGCGTTTTGTAATTCAGAAATTGAACTTTGTACTTTTGAATTTGCTTGCCCAGTTTGATTTTGATAACTAGCTACCGATAAACTTGCATTATCAATTTCAACTTTTAAACTTTGAGTAACAACTTCAAGACTTGCTACTTTTGCAGTAAGGTCTTGTATTGATTGATTTAAATTTGCTATTTGTGCAGTTAAATCAATTACCGATTGTGTTACTGGATTATATATTGAACGAAGAACTGTATCAGGTAATTCAGGTGCAGCAATAGGTATTAACTCTACAATATTAGTATCAATTGATTTAACCAATTCCGTAATATTGTAATTTGGTTTTGTTAATCTTGCTGAAATGATACCAGTGTTATCATTGTTTTCATCAATGTAAACAATACCGTTGTTTTGACTACCACTAAGTGCCAAAGAGCCACTTACCATAATCTTACCAACCATCATTTCGTTTTGTAATCCGTTACCCATTTTATTTTATTAGTTCAAAAGTAAAATTATTATCAAAATATATTTCACTTCCGTTAATTATAGTTTTAAATTCTATTTTATATGTTCTATTAATTTCCCAGTTTGTAAAATCTAATTGAACAAAGTTTCCGTTTTCATCACAACTAACTTTAGAATATTCTGAAAAAGGAATTATTACTTCATCCACTTCATAATCTTTTATTTGATAGTATGTTTCTTGCGGTAAATATTTTTGTGTTCCGTATGGATTTTGATTTTCAAATGTTTTCCAAGGATATAATTCTCTACCAAATACTTTTAATTTTGGTTTTGAATTTAGTTTGTAATTTTTATTTAGATTAGTAATACCAATTTTTATTAAATCATTTTGTAATGGTTGTAATGAACCAGTACTAAAATATTGGTCATCCCAACCTATTCTAATTTTTGGTTGATATATAGTGTGTGTTTCTTTACTAAATAATTGAATCACACCATAATCACTTACATTCTCTTCAAATGAATTAGGATATTTTAAAATTAAACCATCATTTGGTATTGAGTTACCTACCCAAGCATTAATAATATTTTTAATATCCATATTAACATCTGCCGATGAATATTTAAAACTTTGAGAAGCTTCAAAATGATTATACCAAACACCACCCAATCCTAAATAAGAACCGGTAGAACCATTAGCAAAGTTTGGAATTATACCATATGTTGTTGTATTAACTAACCAAGCTTCTTTAGTATCACCCTCTCTATAATTCCAAGTAACACCACCAGTTGATATATTATCAAATCTAGTTCCAATCCCCATCTCCCAACTTTGAGAAACAGGATATGCATATAAAGTATATTCTAATGGAATTTCATTTGATTTACAATCTCTCATTTGTAATATTACTTCATCTAAAATAATATCACCATTAGAAACAGATTGTGAAAGATGAGTTATATCAAATTTTAATAAAGCTCTTGATACATCTTTAATACCTCCATAATAAACTTTACTAACTTCCAATACCTGGTCTAAACCAGTATTTTGATTTGGTTGCTGTAAATAAACTGATGCATCTTTTGATGCTGTAATAAAATTATACATATTATCTTACTCTACCTCTTATATCTGAATTTGGAAATTTAATTTCAAAAACACATGGGTCTAAAGATGGATAAATAATATTATCTTTGTTAGCTGCCATTATGTTATATGAATTTGGAGCGTATTGTCCTCCACATAAATTTTTAACTTTTAAAACTGGTATTGAAGATACTCCTTCAACATTTGCTAATAACAATTGAACTTCATTTAAATTAATTGTTTGATTAAATGTCCAATTATCAATACTGAAATAATTTTTTAATGCTGATATACAATTTGTTAACACTTCACTCTTATTGTAATTTCCGTAAACAATTATTTCAAAATCAATTCCAATGTTTACAATAAAACCATCAATTATATTAATACCATCCGTAAGAATTTTGTATTCGTTTAAATATGTTTTAAGGTTCTCTTTTACTGCTCTATTAAGATTGGTAAGATTACCATTAACATCATATCCTAACAAATATAAATTAATTGCAAATGGATTATTTTTTTCATTACTATTAGATTCTTTACCTAATAAATAATTTTTAATATTTTGTTGTATTGCTTTTTCATCAGGTTTGTTTGTTGCATTTACAAACGATAAAACTAAATCACTAAACTCTTTTAAATGATTAGGAGATGATAATATTGAAGATGGTGAGTTATTATCTAAATTACCATCTGCTGTTGCAAATGCTTTTGATATTGCTCCGTATTTTGGTGGCATTGATAAAGCTCTAACTTGATAATCCTTTGCAGTTACTGCTCTATTTTGTGAACCAAAATATGCCAATGCGTTTTGTCTAATTTCTTCAATTGTTTCACCACCTCTACCACCACTTGCAGGTATTTCATTATCAACTGCTACCGAGTTTTTAATTTGTGAAAAAGTTGCTCTTTGTTCTGCTGTAAAAGTTGAAATATCGTTATCGTACTCTAAAGCCGTTAATGTTGTTAACTCTCCTGTTGCAACATTTGATTGGTTGCCACCACCAATTAAATAACTTATTGTTAAAGTTGTATTTGATGGAGATGTTCCGTATGTTTTTGTTTTTAAAAAGTTTGTTGGGTCAAATGATTCTTCTAATCTATCAATTGAGTTAGGTAAACCCAATCCTACATTTTTAAGATTTGGAATTAATAACTCATCACTTGCCGATGGGTCACCTGCTCCAAATTGTATTGTAGTTGTACTATCAGGATTTACTTTAACAACAAATCTTCTTGGACTTTTAATAGTTTTTAAAAAATATGGTACTGTTGATTTAAATTGATATAAATCAGGGTCATTTGTTTCAACATTTGGTTGTTCAATGAATACCATTTCTTGTGCTAAATACGGAACTTCATACCAAGTATTTCCATTACTATCTTTTATACTTTGTATTTTAATTACATTATCTTCCTGTAAATTAATTGTTTGAAAAGGTTGGTAATCAGAAAAATCAAATGTATTTGTTATAGTTGTTGCTGATATAGCTTGTACATATTTTTTAACTAAATAGAATGTTGGTTCACCTGTATTTATATCCTTTTGATAAACAACAATTTCTCTATTATTACTATCCGAAAAATCAACCACATCAGTAGAAGTAAATGTAATACTATTTGTTCTTGATTTAACTTGCATTCCTTGTTTGATTCTTAAATAATAAGTTTCATCAGGAATATTATTAACTCCACTTCCAATAGAAGGAACTAATTGGTAAACTGAAAGAGTTGTTACTGCAGGTGATGTTACTTTTGGTTTATATCCTAAGTATTGTGCTAAAGGTATAATATTATTTAAATCCTCTGCATATACTATCATTGATTCTTTTAAAGTATCATCTACATAGTATGATAAAACATCCCCAATATAAGATGCCATTTCAATAAACATCATACCAGGTGATGTCTCATTAAAATCAGAATATGTTTTTGGAAAATAGGTTTTAGCAAAATCAATTAAACCGGCTCTCATAGATGTAAAATCTTTATTAAGATATTTTATATCTTTACCGTTGTTTTTAAAATTTTTATTTATAGTATTAATTGCCATATTTTATATTCTTATACCGTAAATGTTACAGTGTTTAAATTTGTACTATTACCAATAGTAAAATGTATTGATACATCAATTTCATTTTTATCTTTCAATTCTTTTTTTGTATCAATGTTTATTTGTTGTACCGTAACATAAGGTAACCAGTTTGCTAAAGTAGATACTATTGTATCTTCTATTTTACTTGCTGTTTCTTCATCAGCAGGTTCAAATAATATTTCTTGCAACCCACTTCCTAAATTTGGTTGCATTAATCTTTCACCTCTTTTAGTAAGTAATAAACTTTTTATATTAGTTTTTACTTGGTCTATTGAATTAAAAGTTTGTTGAAAAGCAGTATCGGTTATCTTAATCGGCAATGCAATTCCCAAAGCATAATCATTATACTCTTTAGTGCTACTTACCGGTTTAGAACCTACTATTATTGCCATTTATTAAAATCTTTTTACTAATTCTCTATAATCTCTATTCAATGCTTTCAACACACCTTGTACTTCAGGAACAGCCGTATTTACAGGTGTACCATTAATTGTACTATCCACTTTAACTCCAGGTACCATATCACCATATCCCATTTTCTCTGCTAAAGACATTCTACTTAAACCAGCTGCTGCATTTGTTTGTGTGAAATCCATAGTTCTATATTCAGTTTCTTCAGGAGCTCCATTATATGTTTGCTTTGTTTCATTAAGAATTGCATTTAAAGCTGGGTTATTTGAATATTTAACTTCTTTGTGTTTTTTCACTTTAGGAGTTTCATCTTCATTTAATATAGCTTCTGCCATTGATAATCCTGCGGATTTTTGTGGTTGAGGTTTTTGATTTTGTTTTTGTTCTATTAAAATCTTTTTAACCTCAGCTTTTACCGTTTCTTTTACTAAAATTGGTAATTGCTGTTTCAATTCTTCTTTGATAAGAATTTGAATAGCTTTTAATAATTTTTCAGTATCCATTTGTTTAAAAATTTGTTTGATTTGTTAATAAATATTTGATTAAAGTATTTTTGGGAATTAAGTGTATGCATTTGGGTTTTCTTTCAGTTCTGCCCAAAACTTTTTAAATAATGAAATTCTACCTGATAATCCATTGTATCCACCATTTACATAATAAGTTATTACTTTAACAGTTGCTTCACTATCATCTTTACATTTACCTGCGAATTTTGGTAATTTCCAATATGCACATGCAGTTTCACTTGATATTGCCCTATCCTCTACTGATTTTGAATTGTTTTCTAAATCTCTACTTATTTTTTTACCAATTTCTCTATAACAAGCTCTACCTGTAATTTGTATCCATCCTCTTCCCAAAAATTTAAAACCATCACCAGGATTTACATTACCCAAACTATTTCTTTGATAAACATAGTTTCCAATTTTTTCTTCGTTAAATTCCATACCCTTTGCTTTTGCAGGCCCATCAGCACCATTAAAATATGTTTTAAAAGTATTAATCAATCCCTGTGCACTATATTTTAAATTTTCTCTATTGATTTTAAATCCTCCACTTTCTTGCGCACATTGTGCTAAAAAATGAGCTCTTTCTAATGGTGTTTTACCAACACCAAATTTCTTCATAGCTTCAATCAATTCCACAGGAACATGATATTTTCCTTTCGTACTTCCACTACTTAATGGTTTTGGTTTAATTGGTTGTTCATTAGAACCAGATACATTTGTTTCAGGTTCAGTTCCAACTTCACCACTTTCAATTGATGCTTCTTCAACTAATTCAACTTCAGGAGTATTTGCTACATCCGGGTCAGGAATATCATTTGCAATTTGTTCTTCTAATTTATTTTGAACCTCTTCAATTTCGTTTGGTGGTGGGTCTGGTGTATTATCAGGAACTTCCGCTGCGGCTGCTATTGCTTCATTCATATCTCCACCATTTGCAATAGTTTGTTCCAATGCTAATTGTTGTGCTCCAGTTAATGGTTCTATTACTTCAGGTTGTGCTCCAGTTGATGTTCCTCCACCAAAACTAGCAGGCGCAACCATATAACCTGTCCAAGGTATCACTGCTGGCCCCGGAGTTCCTAATGGTGGATAAGTTGAAACTGTTACTATCGTTCCACCTACCGTGCTTAAATGCGCAGTGGCATATGATATAAACATATCAATTAAAAGTGTTGGATTATTATTAGGAGGTAATGCTGACATATTATTCGTAAATTGAAACGTGCATTGGGTCATTATTACTCAACCACGTCATTCCATGTTTTTTAAATATTTTAGTTACTTCAGAAAATCCATTATCAAAATCGGTAAAACTTCTTAATTTATTGCTACCCTGATATACACCATCTACTCCAAATTTAGTTCCATATGGATATAGTTCGGTATTCATATCAATAGCAGTTCCCCATGCATGATTTGATAATCTAGTTCCACATGTTACATTTCTAATAGCCAAACCACCTTCACAATTTTCTATGTATTTATGAAGTCCTTTTGATTTTATTTCTGCCAAAGCAGGTTTTACTATTGCTGCCAAATCTTTGTGAACTGATATTTTTACATCTCCACTTTTTGTTGGGAAATATATTTCGGTACAATTTTTTACAACATATTTTTCATTTGTTTCATACCAATATCTTGTTGGTGCGGAACATTTTGCTTTTGTAAGTTCTGTTCTTTTTACTACAAAATTACCAGGTTGACCTTTTGCAGGCCATTCACCATTTCCACATTTTTTAAACAATGCGGTATCACCTCTACCAACTAATGTAGGTTTTGGTTTATTTACTTCAGGTCCTGCAGTTCCAGATGTTCCCGAAGTTCCTGCCAATGCATCTGGGTTTTGTGGTGGTGGTTCTATTGCATTTTCCTCCTCTTGCATTTGATTGAATTCTTCAACATTTGCAAGTGCTTCTTCAGGCATTACATCACTATTATTTTGCATAGCTTCTTCTTCAGTTGCAAACTGTTCTTCATATAGTTGTTTATTTTCCTCAAATTCAATATGGTCTTGGTTAATAGCTTCATTTTCTATTGATTCTAAAGATGGAACACCAACTGCATTTACAGGTGGTTGCCAAACACCAGGTATTGTACAATTAGCCTGTGTTATTGCTATATTAACAATTGTTCCCGGTGCAGGTTGTATTGGTAATGGAAATTTTTGTAATTCTGCTCCCGCCCAATATGCCAAAACACCATTTCCTAATTGTCCAACCAAATCATATGGCATTGTTGATGATTGCCCTTGTAAAAAAGCTATTTTAAATAACTCTTTCATAGTAGAAAGATTACCATTTAATACTGCAATATGATTTAAAGTATCACCACCTCTTTTAATTGCTGCATCATATTCAGTTGCATATAATTCTGCTATTTGGTCAATACTTTGAATTCCTTCAGGATTATTAGCAGCTCTTAATATATTATCTTTGAATATTTGCCAAGACATTATGAAGTTTGGTTTAGTTTACTAAGTATATTATTTAATTTAGATTTTATCTTTCCAAAATCTGCAATATTTGTTGGACCTGTTGCTGTTGGACCTGCTGGAGTTAGATACATTTGTTGAGTAATAGCATCTATTAAATCGGAAAGTATTTGTACTAATTGTTGTCCTTTTACTAATGGTTCTAAGCCAGTACTTCCTAAAAATATTGAACCATTGTTTGTTACAAATTGAACATCTCTATCATTTGTAATAATATTAATATCATCACCAACACTAATATCAATTCCTAATTTGTTATCTATTGAAAGTGCACCATCTGAAATAAATCCATAATTCTTTTTTGAGTAAAACATCATTTCTGCATTTTTTGCGGAAAGTATTATTCTTCCTGAATTTATTAATATTTGGTCACCTATCAATTTAGATGGATAGTTATCAAATGAATCAGGTTTAGTTTGAAAATCCGATTTGTTTTTATCATCAACAGTGCCCGGTAAAAATGGTAATTGATATTCACCAGATGAAAGAACAATAACACTATTATCTCTATTAACATCCTCTTCAACCGATGTTAATCTATCAACAGGTTTATTTTTTGTAGTTGGGCTTTCACCATTTCTAATAATAGTAGTTGGTGAAAATTTATGGTCTTTATTATTATATCCCGAAAATCTTATTGATTGTCCAAATCTAGATTCTATTAAAGTATCTCCTTCATAAAGTTTTAATTTATGAATATTTTGAATTTTGAAATAATCACCATAACCATTATAGTTTGCCACATTTATATCATCGCCGGTACTTCTTACTATTCCTGTATTTTCTACATTTTTAAAGTTTTTAAGTTTATCTACATTTTCTTGCTTTTTTGATAAGATTGATGAAATAGTTTTTTCATCGGTGCCAGTATTTGGATTTAAATCATTACCAATTCTTTTGTAATAAACACCAACACCCTCTTTAATAATTTCAACAGTTTCATTTCTTGTTGGAAATGATTTTATATTTTTATCATAAGGATATGCCAATGGTAAACTTTTCAAATCCATAGCTTGGTTATCCGAATACATAAATTCAATTGCACCAATCATACTAACATTTGAATTGTTAGGGTCTCCATCTTTTATTTTATGATGCGTTTCATCTAAAATAACAGAAACAACAATACCAAGATTTGATTTTGATTTTTCACCAAATGCAAATTGTGTTGTAGTTGCTGATACAGATTGTGCGTTTTGAATTGGCATTTTATTTCATTTTTGATTTTAATTCTTCAACTTCGTTTTCTAATTCATCAACTCTTTCTACCTCTGCTAAAGTTTCATCTAAATTTCTAAGAAGTTGTGCTTTTTCTTCAGGAGAAAGAAATCCTTCTTGTCCTTCTGATTTCTTTTCAGCTGAAACTATCTTTTGTGCAATTTGTGCTAATTTAACTAATTGGTCATCATTTTTAACTGATGTATCTACCAATCCTTGAATGATAGGTCCTACGGATTCCATATCACCAACATGTCTTACCATATTTTTGATTTCCTCAATAAGAGAACTAATCTTTTGTTTCTTTTGAACTTGGTTATTGTAAATATCCTTAAACAACGATGATAAACTCTTACCATCAAATAATTCGAATTCTGTTGACATACTTTTGTATTTATATTCTTAATATATAAATATGGTTAGTATGAAAAGTTGGGATTAAACCGGCTTTATTACAATCTTAATCTTTGGTTGGTAGCCGGTTGGTAATTCATTACGAATACCTTTAAATTCTTTAACTTTATCTTTTAGATAATCAATTTCTAAAATTTTATCAGTTAAATTCATTATAGTTTGTGAAGAAGTAAACATCTTATCGGTACTTCTTTTCATATTCAATGCACTCTTTGTAGGGAAATATTGTTTTCTCATTGCAGGTGCCAATTTAGTCCAATCATCAACTGCATCTGCTGTTTTTTCTGCAGATGATTTTCTTACTTTGGAACTTAAAAAATCTGCTCCACCTGTATATCCATCTTGTGTATAATAGTGACCATGATTGGTTCTAACTATTGGTTTTGTATTATCATGTTTAGCCAAGTTTGGAATTGGTGTTGAACCTATCTCCACACTTACTAAAGTTTTTGGTGTTGATATAAATGTATGTCCTTTAATTGATAGTTTTGGAGTTCCTTTAAATTCAACAGTTGCTCTTACCGCATCTTTGAGAGTTTTTTGTTTTATTATTTCTCTCATCTTTTCACCATCTTGTGATTTCTTACCTGATTTTTGTAATAATTTATGTTCTAATTCATCTCTACCAACTGCTAATGCTGAATTGATTACACCAATACCATATTCATTCATACCTTCACTCCAATCAGTAATCATATCACGAAGATATGCAACTTCAACATCATCAATAAGTGTATGTACAACTTCCAATGTAGGTTTGTAAGCTCTATCTCTATTTTTTGCTAATACTGATTTTCCATCAATATTTTTAGATACTATAATACATTCACTTATCATATTATTTACAGGTCTTCCAACCCCCTCCTTTTGATTTGTAATTTTTTGCAGCCCAACCATTTGCGTATGCTGATGGGTAAACATCAAATTTTCTTTTTGCTGCTGCAACCGATGCTGACCATTTTGATGCGTCAGTTGGACAATTTCTTTCTAAAAATAATTCCATTGCTTCTTCAATAACTTCATGCTTTTTTCTACCCTGACAATGTGCTCTTTGAGAAAATCCTTTTGGATGAGAACAATCTATTGAACGCTTGTATTTTGCACTCCATTTTTCATTCATAGAACCCAATCCACATCTTTCTAAAAATTCACTAGCATCCACAACGATTCCTTCTTTACTAAAATCTTTAAGTCTATCTAAGGCCATTTGTTTACGATTATGGATATCCTTAACTTGATTAAGCATATCAACAATACCATCAATCATTTCTTTTTGATGTGGTTGTTCTTCATTTATACCTTCACTAGCTCCTGTCTTTACAAATGTTGGTGTTTGTCCTTTCTTTTGTTCACCACCTTTTTTTGCATCACCTGCTTTCTTTTGTGCAGCTCTTTTTCTTTTTACAAATGCTGCTATTCCGGCTTTACCCAATTTAGCTGCTTTTTCTTTTGATAAACATGCTGCATATGGGTCACCTTCTTTTGAATCGCCACATTTACCTGCCTTTTCACCATTGGTATTGTATCTATCCCAACCACCACCGGTAGTTGAACCTTCTCCACCTTTACCAAACCATTTTCTAAGGTCTTCGTTTAAAGTATCTTTTAAGTTTATCACTTATTTTCTCAATTTGATTTTCCAATATACACCACCATTTATATAAGGTGATAATTTACCATTAGTACCATCAGTAGTTCTATTTGCTGCGCCAATACCTAATTGATAAATCTTATCCGATTTAGTATTAATTAATACTCCCATTCCTATATGTGAAATAAAATCTGCTTTATTAAATCCACCTTCTATGCCATAGAATACTTTAGTTTTAGGTAATTCCTTTACAATAGTTGTGTTATTAATTATTCTTTGTTTAACATTAGCTGTAAATGTTCTGCCCAAAATTTGGTTCTTTGTGATTGTATCAGTTAACAATACAAATCCTAAACTATCAGGTAATTTTAAAGTATCTTTGTATATGTTCTTTACAAAGTAATCGTGCAACAACGCTGCCGTATCTACATTAACTAATTTGATTGATGTATCATGTAAAATAGTTTCATGAACAATATCATTTCCTTTTTTCCAAAGTGTTTTTACTTTTTCTACTTCAGTTGTATCATGTATTTCTTTAATAACTTCGTATCTTTTACCATCAACTACCATAGTTTTACCTATGTTTATTTTTCCGCTTTTTAATTGATATCCTAATATTAGTAATAATACAACTAATAATATGTTTTTAATTGTTGAAAATTTCATAAAATATTGTTTTTGTACATATAAATATTAGAATACCATTTTTGAACCAATTTGTATATTGTTCAATAGGGAGAATTTATCACCAAAACTCATAGATGCTTTATATGATGCTGAAAATCCAAATCTTTTACTCAATTTGTAATCATATCCTAACCCTACCATTGCTCCTGGTGTTCTA